TTATAAGTTATAATCAAGGAATTTTATTACTTCCATATCTAACCATTCATTTATTGACTTTATTCTCTCCTGTAATGGAATGAGTTCATTGCGGACAAAGACCTTTGCCACTTTTTCAATATCTCCTAGTGACCCGACATTCTCCGGCTTACCGCCCATCAACTGAAAGGGGATGCGGTGTGCGTCCAGGAGATCTGCGGCGCTGACTTTTTTGATATTAAAAAAATCGTCCTTCGTCGCCACTTCACTGAGGGGGATAATTTTAATGCCGTCGGCTTTCCCCTGTGGGGCATAGAGAAACAGGTTTTTAAAGTTGTTGCGGCCTTTCGACTTAACCATGTTTTCGCGAAGCATTTCGATATCGTTGCGATCCTGCACGGCATCGGTGACATACATGATGTATCCGGCATGAGCGCCGTTTTCGTAATACTTGCGGCGGAACAGCGTGGCCGACTCATTCAGCCAGGCAGAGTTAAGGGCGCTGAGATATTCCGGCAGGCCGTACAGCTCCTGATTGATATCCGGCTCCAGCAGGTGAAACACGGAGCCGGGCGCGAAGGCTGTCGGCTCGTTGAAGGACGGCACCCACCAGTAAACATCCTCCTCCACGCCACGGCGGGTATATTTTGCCGGTGAGGTTTCCAGTCTGATGACCTTACCGGTGGTGCTGTAACGCTTTTCCAGAAACGCATTACCGAACACCAGAAAATCCAGCACAAAGCGGCTGAAATCCTGCTGGGACAGCCACGGGTGCGGGATAAACGTTGAAGCCAGAATATTGCGTTTAACGTAAATCGGTGAGCTGTGATGCACGGCAGCACGCAGGCTTTTTGCCAGACCGGTAAAGCTGACCGGTGGCTCATACCATCTGCCGTTACTGATGCACTCGACGTAATCCAGAATATCACGGCGGTCGAGTACCGGCACCGGCTCACCAAAGGTGAATGCCTCCATTTTCGGGGCGCTGGCAGTCATTGTTTTCACCGCTGGCTGCGGTGTTTTCCCTTTTTTCTTACTCATCAGTAAAACTCCAGAATGGTGGATGTCAGCGGGGTGCTGATACCGGCGGTGAGTGGCTCATTTAACAGGGCGTGCATAGTCGCCCAGGCGAGATCGGCGTGGCTGGCTTCCTCGCTGCGGCTGGCCTCATAGGTGGCGCTGCGTCCGCTGCTGGTCATGGTCTTGCGGATAGCCATAAACGAGCTGGTGATGTCGGTGGCGCTGACGTCATATTCCAGACAGCCACGGCGGATAACGTCTTTTGCCTTGAGCACCATTGCGGTTTTCATTTCCGGCGTGTAGCGGATATCGCGCGCGGCGGGATAGAACGAGCGCACGAGCTGGAACACGCCGACACCGAGGCCGGTGGCATCAATCCCGATGTATTCAACGTTATATTTTTCGGTGAGTTTGCGGATGGATTCCGCCTGGGTGGCAAAGTCCATGCCTTTCCACTGGTGACGCTCAAGTATTCTGAATTTGCCACCGGCCACCACCGGCGGTGCCAGTACCACGCATCCGGCGCTGTCGCCACGGTGTGACGGGTCGTAACCAATCCATACCGGGCGGGAGCCGAACGGATTTGCGGCAAACGGCGCATAGTCTTCCCATTCTTCCAGCGTGTCGACCATGCAACGTTGCAGCTCCTCGAACGGGAACACCGACGCCTTGTCGTCAACAAATTCACACATGAACAGGTTTTTAAAATCGTCGGCGCTGTTTTCACGTTTGAGCTGCTCAATGTCGAACAGCGTGCAGCCGCCTTTCAGGGCGTCCTCAATGGTGACAATCTGCCGCCACTGGCCGTCCGCACAGAGAAGACCTCCGGCAAGGGCGTTATGACTGACGTCGATTTCCACGCGTTCGGCGGCGCTGGCGCGTCCCCGGTTGAACAGTTCACCCGACCAGAACGGGTAGGCGTCGTGCGCCAGCGTGGACGGGGTGGAGAAATAGGTCGAGCGCAGGTGACTCTGTGAGGCCATACCTGATGCCACCTTACGCAGTACCTGAAAATTCGGGATCCAGAAAATCTCGTCGACGTACAGGTCGCCGTTATGGCTCTGTGCGGTGTTGGAGTTGGTGCCGAGAAAAATCAGTTTTGCGCCGTTATTGCCCAGGACAATCGGGTCACCGGTCAGGTCAACGTCAACCAGCCGGGCAAAGGCGATGATGTATTCGCGGAACACATACGCCTGCGTTTTACTGGCCGACAGAAAAATCTGGTTATGACCGGTTTTCAGGGCGCGCAGCAGCGCCTCGCGGGAAAAATAAAACGTCGCGCCAATCTGGCGGGATTTCAGGATATCGCGGATGCGGTGCTCAAGCCCGGCGCGATACCAGTGCAACTGATATTCGAAAGACTGCTCAAAGAAAATCTGCTCCAGCTTTTCGATGGCCTCGTCACTGAAAAAATTCTTTTTCGGTTTGCGACGCCCGCCTTTGTTGCGGTTAGCGACGTTCGGATTAAGGTCTGCCTCGTTGCCGGTCTGACTGTAGCGGTTGACCCGTGCCAGTCGTTCAATCTGACGTCCCAGCAGGTCAATTTCCTTGAAGTCACCGCCGGTTTTCTGCGGTTTGATGATGAGCTGGGTCAGCCGCGCTTCCAGACTCATTTCGACACGGCTGATGGGGGCAACGCTGTCCCAGCCGTCGCGCTGTTTCCAGCTCTGCACCGTCGGGCGTTTCATCTGCAACATGGCGGCAATCTGCGGCACGGAAAACCCCTGCCAGTACAGCAGCGCCGCCTGACGACGCGGGTCGTGTAAAAGAGTGGTGTCTGTGGTGATGGTCATGAATACCTCGCCGTGATGAATACACGGCAAGGCTACTGAGTCGCGCCCCGCGATTCGCTAAGGTGCTGTTGTGTCAGTGATAAGCCATCCGGGACTGATGGCGGAGGATGCGTATCGTCGGGAAACTGATGCCGACATGTGACTCCTCTAATCACTATTCAGGACTCCTGACAATGGCAAAAAAAGTCTCAAAATTCTTTCGTATCGGCGTTGAGGGTGACACCTGTGACGGGCGTGTCATCAGTGCGCAGGATATTCAGGAAATGGCCGAAACCTTTGACCCGCGAGTCTATGGTTGCCGCATTAACCTGGAACATCTGCGCGGCATCCTGCCTGACGGTATTTTTAAACGTTATGGCGATGTGGCCGAACTGAAGGCCGAAAAGATTGACGATGATTCGGCGCTGAAAGGCAAATGGGCGCTGTTTGCGAAAATCACCCCGACCGATGACCTTATCGCGATGAACAAGGCCGCGCAGAAGGTCTATACCTCAATGGAAATTCAGCCGAACTTTGCCAACACCGGCAAATGTTATCTGGTGGGGCTGGCCGTCACCGATGACCCGGCAAGCCTCGGCACGGAATACCTGGAATTCTGCCGCACGGCAAAACACAACCCTCTGAACCGCTTCAAATTAAGCCCTGAAAACCTGATTTCAGTGGCAACGCCCGTTGAGCTGGAATTTGAAGACCTGCCTGAAACCGTGTTCACCGCCCTGACCGAAAAGGTGAAATCCATTTTTGGCCGCAAACAGGCCAGCGATGACGCCCGTCTGAATGACGTGCATGAAGCGGTGACCGCTGTTGCTGAACATGTGCAGGAAAAACTGAGCGCCACTGAGCAGCGCCTCGCTGAGATGGAAACCGCCTTTTCTGCACTTAAGCAGGAGGTGACTGACAGGGCGGATGAAACCAGCCAGGCATTCACCCGCCTGAAAAACAGTCTCGACCACACCGAAAGTCTGACCCAGCAGCGCCGCAGCAAGGCCACCGGTGGTGGCGGTGACGCCCTGATGACGAACTGCTGACCGGCGTCAGTCAGTCCGGGAAAACCTTCACGATTAACCCTTAATTTCAGGAAAAACTATGCGCCAGGAAACCCGCTTTAAATTTAATGCCTACCTGTCCCGTGTTGCCGAACTGAACGGCATCGACGCCGGTGATGTGTCGAAAAAATTCACCGTTGAACCGTCGGTCACCCAGACCCTGATGAACACCATGCAGGAGTCCTCTGACTTTCTGACCCGCATCAACATTGTGCCGGTCAGCGAAATGAAAGGGGAAAAAATTGGTATTGGTGTCACCGGCTCCATCGCCAGCACCACCGACACCGCCGGTGGCACCGAGCGTCAGCCGAAGGACTTCTCGAAGCTGGCGTCAAACAAGTACGAATGCGACCAGATTAACTTCGATTTTTATATCCGCTACAAAACGCTGGATCTGTGGGCGCGTTATCAGGATTTCCAGCTCCGTGTCCGTAACGCCATTATCAAACGCCAGTCCCTTGATTTAATCATGGCCGGTTTTAACGGCGTGAGGCGTGCCGAAACCTCTGACCGCAGCAGCAATCCGATGCTGCAGGATGTGGCGGTCGGCTGGCTGCAGAAATACCGCAATGAAGCCCCGGCGCGCGTGATGAGCAAGGTCACTGACGAGGAAGGGCACACCACCTCTGAGGTCATCCGCGTGGGTAAGGGCGGTGATTATGCCAGCCTTGATGCACTGGTGATGGATGCGACCAACAACCTGATTGAGCCGTGGTATCAGGAAGACCCTGACCTTGTGGTGATTGTGGGACGTCAGCTACTGGCGGACAAGTATTTTCCCATCGTCAACAAGGAGCAGGACAACAGCGAAATGCTGGCCGCTGACGTCATCATCAGCCAGAAACGCATCGGCAACCTGCCAGCGGTACGCGTCCCGTACTTCCCGGCGGATGCGATGCTCATCACGAAGCTGGAAAACCTGTCCATCTACTACATGGATGACAGCCATCGCCGCGTGATTGAGGAAAACCCGAAACTCGACCGCGTGGAGAACTACGAGTCAATGAACATTGATTACGTGGTGGAGGACTACGCCGCCGGTTGTCTGGTGGAAAAAATTAAGGTCGGTGATTTCTCCACACTGGCTAAAGCGACCGCAGAGCCGGGAGCGTAACCGATGACGAGTCCCGCACAGCGCCACATGATGCGGGTCTCGGCAGCGATGACCGCGCAGCGGGAAGCCGCCCCGCTGCGACATGCAACTGTCTATGAGCAGATGCTGGTTAAGCTCGCCGCAGACCAGCGCACACTGAAAGCGATTTATTCAAAAGAGCTGAAGGCCGCGAAAAAACGCGAACTGCTGCCGTTCTGGTTGCCGTGGGTGAACGGCGTGCTGGAGCAGGGCAAAGGTGCACAGGATGACATTCTGATGACGGTCATGCTGTGGCGTCTGGATACCGGCGATATTAGCGGTGCGCTGGAGATTGCCCGTTATGCCCTGAAGTACGGTCTGACCATGCCGGGTAAACACCGCCGCACCCCGCCATACATGTTCACCGAGGAGGTGGCGCTAGCGGCCATGCGCGCCCACGCTGCCGGTGAGTCTGTGGATACCCGCCTGCTGACGGAGACCCTTGAACTGACCGCCACGGCTGACATGCCTGATGAAGTGCGCGCAAAGCTGCACAAAATCACCGGTCTGCTTCTGCGTGATGGTGGTGATGCCGCCGGTGCGCTGGCTCACCTGCAACGTGCGACACAGCTCGACTGTCAGGCAGGTGTCAAAAAAGAGATTGAACGACTGGAGCGGGAGCTGAAACCGAAGCCGGAGCCGCAGCCCAAAGCGGCCACCCGCGCCCCGCGTAAGACCCGGAGCGTGACACCGGCAAAACGTGGACGCCCGAAAAAGAAAGCCAGTTAACAACCGAATGCGCCCCGCGCCAGGGCGGCACGCCGGTCAGTGAGGGTGAATCACCTGACACTGCACCGGCGTCCACCGCCCGACTTTTCAGAGGTAGTCATGATGACGCTGATTATTCCGCGAAAGGAGGCTCCCGTGTCCGGTGAGGGTACGGTGGTCATCCCGCAACCGGCAGGCGACGAGCCGGTGATTAAAAACACGTTCTTTTTTCCCGATATCGACCCGAAGCGCGTCCGGGAACGTATGCGCCTTGAGCAGACCGTCGCCCCCGCCCGTCTGCGTGAGGCCATCAAGTCAGGCATGGCGGAGACGAATGCGGAGCTGTACGAGTACCGCGAACAGAAAATTGCCGCCGGTTTTACGCGTCTGGCGGAAGTCCCGGCGGACGACATCGACGGTGAAAGCATCAAAGTTTTTTACTACGAGCGCGCCGTGTGTGCGATGGCGACCGCATCGCTTTATGAGCGTTATCGCGGCGTGGATGCCAGTGCCAAAGGCGACAAGAAGGCCGACAGCATTGACAGCACCATTGATGAGCTGTGGCGGGATATGCGCTGGGCAGTGGCGCGAATCCAGGACAAGCCGCGCTGCATTGTGAGTCAAATCTGATGAAGACCTTTGCGCTACAGGGCGACACGCTCGACGCCATCTGTGTCCGGTATTACGGGCGCACTGAGGGCGTGCTCAAGGCCGTGCTCGCCGCAAATCCGGGACTGGCTGAACTGGGTGCGGTGCTGCCGCACGGCACCGCCGTCGAACTGCCCGACGTTCAGACCGCGCCCGTGGCTGAAACTGTCAATCTGTGGGAGTAACGCATGACAGCAGAAGAAAAAAGCGTCCTGTCGCTTTTCATGATTGGGGTGCTGATTGTTGTCGGCAAGGTGCTTGCCGGTGGTGAACCCATCACCCCGCGTCTGTTTATCGGGCGCATGTTGCTCGGTGGTTTTGTCTCGATGGTTGCCGGTGTTGTTCTGGTGCAGTTTCCTGACCTGTCACTGCCTGCGGTGTGCGGTATCGGCTCCATGCTGGGTATCGCCGGTTATCAGGTGATTGAGATTGCCATTCAGCGCCGTTTTAAGGGCAGGGGGAAACAGTAATGCCGGTAATTAACACGCATCAGAATATCGCGGCCTTTCTCGACATGCTGGCCGTGTCCGAAGGGACGGCGAATCATCCGCTGACGAAAAACCGGGGCTATGACGTGATAGTCACCGGACTGGACGGAAAGCCGGAAATCTTCACCGACTACAGTGACCACCCGTTCGCACATGGCCGACCGGCGAAGGTGTTTAACCGTCGCGGTGAAAAATCCACGGCCTCCGGTCGCTATCAGCAGCTTTACCTGTTCTGGCCGCATTACCGCAAACAGCTTGCCCTGCCGGATTTTAGTCCGTTGTCACAGGACAGACTCGCCATTCAGTTGATCCGCGAACGCGGAGCACTGGATGACATCCGGGCGGGACGCATTGAGCGCGCCATTTCACGCTGTCGCAATATCTGGGCGTCCCTGCCGGGTGCCGGTTACGGTCAGCGTGAGCATTCACTGGAAAAACTGGTCACCGTCTGGCGTACCGCTGGCGGCGTACCGGCTTAAACGGAGTAAACACCATGAAGAAATTATCCCTTTCACTGATGCTGCACGTGTCGCTGGCGCTGATGCTGGCACTGTCCCTGATTTACCCGCAGAGCGTGGTCGTCAGTTTTGTCGCTGCCTGGGCGATTCTGGCGACGGTTATCTGTGTGGTTGCCGGTGGTGTCGGCGTGTATGCCACGGAGTATGTGCTGGAACGCTACGGGCGGGAGCTGCCGCCGGAATCGCTGGCCGTGAAGATTGTCACGTCGCTGTTTTTGCAGCCGGTGCCGTGGCGCAGGCGGGCAGCGGCTCTGGTGGTGATGGTGGCGACATTTATCTCGCTGGTCGCTGCCGGGTGGATTTTTACTGCGCTGATTTACCTCGTGGCGTCGCTGTTCTTCCGGCTGATACGTACGGCCTGCCGTCAGCGTTTTGAGGGGCGGGAACCATGTCAAAGCTGATGACTGTGCTGGTTGTGTTGTTATCACTGGCGGTGGCGGGGCTGTTTCTGGTGAAGCATGAAAATGCCAGCCTGCGCACCTCACTGGACAGGGCGAACAGCGTCGCCAGCGGGCAGCAGACGACCATCACCATGCTGAAAAATCAGCTTCATGTTGCCCTCACCAGGGCAGACAAAAACGAGCTGGCGCAGGTGGCACTGCGTCAGGAACTGGAGAACGCCGCGAAGCGTGAAGCACTGCGCGAGAAAACCATCACGAGGTTACTTAATGAAAACGAGGATTTTCGCCGCTGGTATGGCGCTGACCTGCCTGATGCTGTGCGCCGGTTGCACCAGCGTCCGGCCTGCACTGACGCCAGTGATTGTCGCCAACGCCTGCCCGAAAGTGAGCCTTTGCCCGATGCCGGGCAGTGACCCGCAGACGAACGGCGATTTAAGTGCCGATATCCGGCAGCTTGAGAACGCGCTGGCACGTTGTGCCAGCCAGGTAAAAATGATTAAACACTGTCAGGACGAAAACGATGCTCAAACCCGACAGCCTGCGCAGGGCACTGACTGATGCCGTCACGGTGCTGAAAACCAGCCCCGAGATGCTGCGGATATTCGTGGATAACGGGAGTATTGCCTCCACACTGGCGACGTCGCTGTCATTCGAAAAGCGTTACACGCTCAATGTGATTGTGACCGACTTTACCGGTGATTTTGACCTGCTCATCGTGCCGGTGCTGGCGTGGCTGCGGGAAAATCAGCCCGACATCATGACCACTGACGAAGGCCAGAAAAAGGGCTTCACGTTTTATGCAGACATCAACAATGACAGCAGCTTTGATATCAGCATCAGCCTGATGCTGACCGAGCGCACGCTGGTCAGTGAGGTGGACGGCGCACTGCATGTGAAGAATATCCCGGAACCCACGCCGCCGGAGCCGGTCACCCGCCCGGTGGAGCTTTATATCAATGGCGAACTGGTGAGCAAGAGGGATGAATGAGTTTAAGCGTTTTGAAGACCGGCTGACCGGACTGATTGAATCGCTGTCACCGTCAGGGCGTCGGCGACTGAGCGCCGAACTGGCGAAACGTCTGCGGCAGAGTCAGCAGCGTCGGGTGATGGCTCAGAAAGCCCCGGACGGCACACCCTACGCGCCACGCCAGCAGCAGAGCGCCAGAAAAAAGACTGGTCGTGTTAAGCGAAAAATGTTTGCGAAACTTATCACCAGTCGTTTTTTGCATATCCGCGCCAGCCCGGAACAGGCATCAATGGAGTTTTACGGCGGGAAGTCACCGAAAATCGCCAGCGTGCATCAGTTCGGTCTGTCGGAAGAAACCCGGAAAGACGGTAAGAAAATTGATTATCCGGCGCGTCCTCTGCTCGGCTTTACCGGTGAGGATGTGCAGATGATTGAAGAGATTATTCTGGCGCACCTCGACCGTTAGTTGTGCCATCCCCGACACCTCATCGTCACATTGCCGCCGGTATGACCCGGCGGCATCCTTCCCGTTATGAACACTCTCGCAAATATTCAGGAACTCGCGCGCGCACTGCGCAACATGATCCGCAACGGCCTTGTCGTCGAAACCGACCTTAACGCCGGTCGCTGCCGTGTGCAGACCGGCGGCATGTGCACCGACTGGCTTCAGTGGCTGACCCATCGCGCCGGACGTTCGCGCACATGGTGGGCACCTTCCGTGGGGGAACAGGTGCTGATTCTGGCCGTGGGCGGTGAACTCGACACGGCGTTCGTTCTGCCGGGGATTTATTCCGGCGATAACCCCGCGCCGTCTGCGTCGGCGGATGCCCTGCATATCCGTTTCCCTGACGGGGCGGTGATTGAGTATGAACCTGAAACCAGTGCGCTCACGGTAAGCGGAGTTAAAACGGCCAGCGTGATGGCTTCTGATTCTGTTACTGCCACGGTGCCGGTGGTTATGGTGAAAGCATCAACCCGCATCACCCTGGACACACCGGAAGTGGTCTGCACCAACAAACTGACTACCGGCACGCTGGAAGTGCAGAAGGGCGGGACGATGCGCGGCAACATTGAACACACCGGCGGTGAACTCTCATCAAACGGTAAGGTACTGCATACCCATAAACACCCCGGCGACAGCGGCGGCACAACCGGGAGTCCTTTATGACAGCGCGTTATCTCGGAATGAATCGCAGTGATGGCCTGACTGTCACTGACCTTGAGCATATCAGCCAGAGTATCGGCGATATCCTGCGCACACCGGTCGGCTCACGGGTGATGCGTCGTGATTACGGCTCGTTGCTGGCATCAATGATTGACCAGCCGCAGACCCCGGCGCTTGAGTTGCAGATTAAGGTCGCCTGTTACATGGCGGTGCTGAAATGGGAACCCCGCGTCACCCTGTCATCCGTCACTACGGCGCGCAGTTTTGACGGGCGAATGACGGTCACGTTAACCGGCCAGCACAACGACACCGGCCAGCCACTTTCGTTAACCATCCCTGTGAGTTGAAACCATGCCGATTATCGACCTGAACCAGCTACCCGCACCGGATGTGGTCGAGGAGCTGGACTTTGAAACCATTCTCGCTGAACGCAAGGCGACACTGATTTCCCTTTACCCGGAAGACCAGCAGGAGGCGGTCGCCCGTACCCTGACGCTGGAATCTGAGCCTCTCGTCAAACTGCTGGAGGAAAATGCTTATCGTGAGCTTATCTGGCGTCAGCGTGTGAATGAGGCCGCACGGGCGGTGATGCTGGCCTGTGCTGCCGGTAATGACCTTGATGTAATTGGTGCCAATTACAACACCACGCGCCTGATTATCACCCCGGCAGATGATTCGACCATTCCGCCGACACCGGCAGTGATGGAATCTGACACCGATTATCGTCTGCGTATTCAGCAGGCTTTTGAGGGCTTAAGCGTCGCCGGGTCAGTGGGAGCCTATCAGTATCATGGTCGCAGTGCTGACGGGCGTGTCGCCGATATTTCTGTCACCAGTCCGTCTCCTGCCTGTGTCACCATCTCTGTGCTGTCACGTGAAAATAACGGCGTCGCATCCGAAGACCTGCTGGCTGTGGTGCGTAACGCCCTTAATGGTGAGGACGTCAGGCCGGTGGCCGACCGCGTGACCGTGCAGTCTGCCGCCATCGTTGAATATCAGATAAACGCCACGCTTTACCTTTACCCTGGTCCCGAAAGCGAACCCATTCGCGCTGCCGCTGTGAAAAAGCTGGAAGCGTATATCACGGCACAGCACCGGCTGGGGCGCGACATCCGTCTGTCTGCCATTTATGCCGCTTTGCATGTGGAAGGCGTGCAGCGTGTCGAGCTGGCCGCACCACTGGCCGACATTGTGCTCAACAGTACGCAGGCGTCTTTCTGTACTGAATACCGCGTCGTGACCGGAGGCTCGGATGAGTGATTCGCGACTGCTGCCGACCGGCTCATCACCGCTTGAAGTTGCCGCCGCAAAAGCCTGTGCGGAAATTGAAAAAACGCCGGTCAGGATTCGTGAACTGTGGAACCCGGACACCTGCCCGGCAAATCTGCTGCCGTGGCTGGCGTGGGCGTTTTCGGTCGACAGGTGGGATGAAAAGTGGCCGGAAGCGACCAAACGTGCCGTTATCCGCGATGCCTATTTCATCCACTGTCATAAAGGCACTATCGGCGCAATCCGGCGTGTGGTGGAGCCGCTCGGCTATCTCATTAACGTGACGGAGTGGTGGGAAAACAGTGACCCGCCAGGCACCTTCCGGCTTGATATTGGTGTACTGGAAAGCGGTATCACAGAGGCAATGTATCAGGAAATGGAACGGCTGATTGCTGATGCCAAACCTGCAAGCCGCCACCTTATTGGCCTGAACATTACCCGGGACATTCCCGGCTACCTGTTCGCCGGTGGTGTGGCTTATGACGGCGATGTAATTACGGTTTACCCCGGATAAGTGAGGAATAATGAGCACAAAATTCAAAACCGTTATCACCACTGCCGGTGCAGCAAAGCTGGCAGCGGCAACCGCGCCGGGAGGGCGGAAGGTCAACATTACCACGATGGCCGTCGGGGATGGCGGTGGTAAATTGCCTGTCCCGGATGCCGGACAGACCGGGCTTATCCACGAAGTCTGGCGACATGCGCTGAACAAAATCAGCCAGGACAAACGAAACAGTAATTATATTATCGCAGAGCTGGTTATTCCGCCGGAGGTGGGCGGTTTCTGGATGCGAGAGCTTGGCCTGTACGATGATGCGGGAACGTTAATTGCCGTGGCGAACATGGCCGAAAGTTATAAACCTACCCTTGCCGAAGGCTCAGGGCGTTCGCAGACCTGCCGCATGGTCATCATCGTCAGCAGTGTGGCCTCAGTGGAGCTGACCATTGACACCACAACGGTGATGGCGACGCAGGATTACGTTGATGACAAAATTGCAGAGCATGAACAGTCACGACGTCACCCGGACGCCTCGCTGACCGCAAAAGGTTTTACTCAGTTAAGCAATGCGACCAACAGCACGTCTGAAACACTGGCCGCAACGCCGAAAGCGGTTAAGGCCGCATATGACCTTGCTAACGGGAAATATACCGCACAGGACGCTACCACAGCGCGAAAAGGTCTTGTCCAGCTAAGTAGTGCGACCAACAGCATGTCTGAGACGCTCGCCGCAACACCAAAAGCCGTTAAGACGGTAATGGATGAAACGAACAAGAAAGCGCCATTAAACAGCCCTGCACTGACCGGAACGCCAACGACGCCAACTGCGCGACAGGGAACGAATAATACTCAGATCGCAAACACGGCTTTCGTTATGGCCGCGATTGCCGCCCTTGTAGACTCGTCGCCTGACGCACTGAATACGCTGAACGAGCTGGCGGCGGCGCTGGGCAATGACCCGAATTTTGCTACCACCATGACTAATGCGCTTGCGGGTAAGCAACCGAAAGATGCCACTTTGACGGCGCTGGCGGGGCTTGCTACTGCGGCAGACAGGTTTCCGTATTTTACGGGGAATGATGTTGCCAGCCTGGCAACCCTGACAAAAGTCGGACGGGATATTCTGGCTAAAGCGACCGTTACTGCCGTTATCGAATACCTCGGTTTGCAGGAAACGGTAAACAGGGCCAGGAACGCGGTGCAAAAGAATGGCGATACCTTGTCCGGTGGGCTTACTTTTGAAAACGACTCAATCCTTGCCTGGATTCGAAATACTGACTGGGCAAAGATTGGATTTAAAAATGATGCCGACAGCGATACTGATTCATATATGTGGTTTGAAACAGGTGACAACGGCAATGAATATTTCAAATGGAGAAGTCGCCAGAGCACCACAACAAAAGACCTGATGAATCTTAAATGGGATGCTCTGTATGTTCTTGTTAAAGCCCTTTTCAGCAGTGAAGTAAAAATATCTACAGTCAATGCACTGAGGATATTTAATTCATCTTTTGGGGCTATTTTTCGCCGTTCTGAAGAAAACCTGTATATCATCCCTACACGAGAAAATGAGGGTGAAAATGGAGATATTGGGCCATTAAGGCCATTCGGCATCAACTTAAGAACAGGAGTTGTGTCTGTTGGTAATGGTGCCAGGATTGATGGCGGGCTGGCACTTGGCACGAATAACGCGTTGGGTGGGAACTCTATTGTTCTTGGTGATAACGATACCGGATTTAAACAAAATGGCGATGGTAATCTGGATGTTTATGCTAATAACGTCCATGTTATGCGCTTTGTTTCCGGAAGCATTCAAAGTAATAAGACCATAAATATTACGGGGCGTGTTAATCCCTCGGATTACGGTAACTTTGATTCCCGCTATGTGAGAGATATCAGACTTGGCACACGTGTTGTCCAGACCATGCAGAAAGGGGTGATGTATGAGAAAGCAGGGCACGTAATTACCGGGCTTGGTATTGTCGGTGAAGTCGATGGTGATGACCCCGCAGTATTCAGGCCAATACAAAAATACATCAATGGCACATGGTATAACGTCGCACAGGTGTAAATGATGCAGCATTTAAAAAATATTAAGTCTGGAAACCCTAAAACTGTCGAACAATACCAGCTAACAAAGAATTTTGATGTTATCTGGTTATGGTCCGAAGACGGTAAAAACTGGTACGAGGAATTAAAGAACTTTCAGGAAGACACAATAAAAATTCTTTATGACGAGAATAATATTATTGTCGCCATCACTAAAGATGCCTCCACGCTTAACCCTGAAGGTTTTAGCGTCGTTGAGGTTTCCGATATTACAGCCAACCGCCGCGCTGATGATTCCGGTAAGTGGATGTTTAAGGATGGAGCTGTAGTTAAACGGATTTATACGGCAGACGAACAGCAACAACAGGCCGAATTACAAAAGGCCGCATTGCTTTCCGAAGCTGAATCAGTCATCCAGCCGCTGGAACGCGCTGTCAGGCTGAATATGGCAACAGACGAGGAGCGCACACGACTGGAAGCATGGGAACGCTACAGCGTTCTGGTCAGCCGTGTGGATCCTGCAAATCCTGAATGGCCGGAAATGCCGCAATAAGTTGTATGAGCTTACATATCTATTGCATAGAGTAAAGCCTAATCTGACAGTCCGCTCTGTGCCAAGAGCGGACATTATAGATGGTATATGTAGAAAGTGAACTTGCGTCGATTTTATGATCTAGCAGTCACTTAATTATTGGATAACTCACACATGTATGGCCGTTGCTTATAGCATACATTTGGTTTCCCTTAAGATTTACAAATGGAAATGTCGTATACTCATAATTTACAGATGTCATGTTAAATGTAAGGAATTTATCTTTAAGCTCTAATTTTGTTGAGTGTGCAGGGTATATTCCTTCATTTTTAATTGTGATAATAAAACCGATAGGAAAAAAATGTAAAGCACAAATAAATGCTACATGTCCTTCGTTCATAAATGCTACACTTTGAGCTGATATGTGCATTCTGTGTGGGTAAAACCAGTAGTAAATATCATGAGTCTCCTCAAAACTTGGATTCTTACCCAAAACATAATCTTTTAAAGGTGTATAGAAGGGGCTATCTACGGGTTCTTTTTTACAATCTTCAACTGAAGTTGCCGATAGCACGTGTCCAATCATAGCCTTAGTGAAAGATATGCTATCAAAAGGTATTCTAATGAATGGAAATACACTCATACCATTCATATATTGACTCAACTGTTCTTTAAAGGACTTTGCTACATTTTCAATTGCAACGTCGAGTCCACCTAACACCTTATTGTTACAGTGGCTGCAAATGGTTTTGAAATAAGAGCCGTTTTTAGCATTTAATGGTTTAACTGGTTCCTGAACACCAAAAAATTCGCTAACTGTTTTCTGAAGAACAGGACCTAAGGTTATGGCACACTTTGGAGGAACATGATCTTTTGTGAGGAGGTCATATTTTCCACAAATATTGCAATAACCTTTAGTAATGCCGTTGTGCTTCCATCGTTCACTAATTTGCGTCATTTTTTGTTCCCTCAGTAGTATAAGCTATCTATACATTTTTTAATCCTATCAAAGATACAACTTAACGTCAGGGAAATGATAGTGTTTTGGCTATGTAAATTGTCAGTCGGAAAATGAGTAAGTTCAAATCAGGACAGGCGGGCGGATTGCCCGCCTTTTCTTTATCTGTTGTTTCATCCACTGACCAGCCAGGTCAAATAGCGTCTCATGCTCTGCACAACAGAAAATAGTTGCACCCATGAACCACGGAGTTAAACGGATGAGTGACTATCATCACGGCGTGCAGGTGCTGGAGATTAACGACGGCACCCGCGTCATTTCCACCGTATCCACTGCCATTGTCGGCTTGGTCTGCACGGCCAGCGATGCGGATGCGGAAATCTTCCCCCTCAATAAACCGGTGCTGATTACCAATGTGCAGAGCGCAATTGCAAAGGCCGGTAAAAAAGGCACGCTGGCGGCAGCGTTGCAGGCCATCGCCGACCAGTCAAAACCGGTCACCGTTGTTGTGCGTGTGGAAGACGGCACCGGCGACGACGAGGAAACGAAACTCGCGCAGACCGTTTCCAATATCATCGGCACCACCGACGAAAACGGTCAGTACACCGGACTGAAAGCCCTGCTGGCGGCGGAGTCGGTAACCGGTGTTAAACCGCGTATTCTCGGCGTACCGGGACTGGACACCAAAGAGGTGGCAGTTGCACTGGCATCAGTGTGTCAGAAGTTGCGCGCTTTCGGGTATATCAGCGCATGGGGCTGTAAAACCATTTCCGAGGTGAAAGCCTACCGCCAGAATTTCAGCCAGCGTGAGCTGATGGTCATCTGGCCGGATTTCCTCGCATGGGATACGGTCAACAGTACCACCGCCACCGCGTATGCCACCGCCCGTGCGCTGGGTCTGCGCGCTAAAATCGACCAGGAGCAGGGCTGGCATAAAACGCTGTCCAACGTCGGGGTAAACGGTGTTACCGGCATCAGCGCATCTGTATTCTGGGATTTGCAGGAGTCCGGCACCGATGCTGACCTGCTTAACGAGTCAGGCGTCACTACGCTGATTCGCCGCGACGGTTTCCGATTCTGGGGTAACCGTACCTGCTCTGATGACCCGCTGTTCCTCTTTGAAAACTACACCCGCACCGCGCAGGTGCTGGCCGACACGATGGCTGAGGCGCATATGTGGGCGGTGGACAAGCCCATCACCGCAACGCTGATTCGCGACATCGTTGACGGCATCAATGCCAAATTCCGTGAGCTGAAAACAAACGGCTATATCGTGGATGCGACCTGCTGGTTCAGCGAAGAATCCAACGATGCGGAAACCCTCAAGGCCGGAAAACTGTATATCGACTATGACTATACCCCGGTGCCTCCTCTCGAAAACCTGACCCTGCGCCAGCGTATTACCGATAAATACCTGGCAAATCTGGTCACTTCGGTTAAAAGCAATTAAGGAGCCTGACCGATGGCAATGCCGCGCAAACTCAAGTTAATGAACGTCTTTCTGAACGGCTACAGCTATCAGGGCGTTGCAAAGTCCGTCACGCTGCCAAAACTGACCCGTAAGCTCGAAAACTATCGCGGTGCGGGGATGAACGGCAGCGCACCGGTAGACCTCGGCCTTGATGACGATGCGCTGTCAATGGAGTGGTCGCTGGGTGGCTTCCCGGATTCGGTTATCTGGGAGCTTTACGCCGCAACCGGTGTGGATGCCGTGCCGATTCGTTTTGCAGGCTCTTACCAGCGCGACGATACCGGCGAAACGGTGGCCGTCGAGGTGGTCATGCGTGGACGTCAGAAAGAAATCGACACCGGCGAGGGTAAACAGGGAGAAGACACCGAGTCGAAAATCTCCGTGGTCTGCACCTATTTCCGGCTGACGATGGACGGTAAGGAGCTGGTCGAAATCGACACCATCAACATGATTGAGAAGGTGAACGGCGTCGACCGGCTGGAGCAACACCGCCGCAATATCGGCCTGTGATTTTCATCCGGTCAGCCTGGCTGACCGGTTAACCCTGATTAAGAAGTGAGAAAACCATGAACAAAGAAAATGTGATTACCCTGACCAATCCGGTCAAGCGTGGTGAGCAGGTTATCGAACAGGTCACGCTGATGAAACCCAGTGCGGGGACGCTGCGCGGTGTCAGTCTGGCTGCGGTCGCAAACTCCGAAGTCGATGCACTGATTAAAGTGCTGCCGCGCATGACGGCACCGATGCTGACCGAGCAGGAAGTCGCCGCGCTGGAACTGCCTGACCTTGTGGCGCTGGCCGGTAAGGTGGTCGGTTTTTTGTCGCCGAACTCGGTGCAGTGACGTTCCCGAAAAATCTCTCGGTCGATGACCTGATGGCGGATGTGGCAGTGATATTTCACTGGCCGCCATCAGAACTGTATCCCATGAGCCTGACCGAACTCATCACATGGCGCGAAAAGGCGCTCCGGCGAAGCGGAAACACGAATGAGTAACAATGTAAAATTACAGGTATTGCTCAGGGCTGTTGACCAGGCATCCCGCCCGTTTAAATCCATCCGCACAGCGAGCAAGTCGCTGTCGGGGGATATCCGGGAAACACAAAAATCACTGCGCGAGCTGAACGGTCACGCATCCCGTATTGAGGGATTCCGCAAGACCAGTGCACAGCTCGCCGTGACTGGTCATGCACTTGAAAAGGCTCGGCAGGAAGCCGAAGCCCTTGCCACACAGTTTAAAAACACCGAACGTCCGACCCGTGCTCAGGCGAAAGTGCTGGAATCCGCAAAGCGTGCGGCGGAGGACTTACAGGCGAAATATAACCGCCTGACGGATTCCGTTAAACGCCAGCAGCGGGAACTGGCCGCTGTGGGAATTAATACCCGCAATCTTGCACATGATGAGCAGGGACTGAAAAACCGTATCAGTGAAACCACCGCACAGCTTAACCGTCAGCGTGATGCGCTGGCGCGTGTCAGTGCGCAACAGGCAAAACTTAACGCAGTCAAACAGCGTTATCAGGCCGGAAAGGAACTGGCCGGAAATATGGCCTCGGTGGGCGCTGCCGGTGTGGGGATTGCGGCGGCGGGAACGATGGCCGGAGTTAAGCTGCTGATGCCCGGTTATGAGTTTGCGCAGAAAAACTCAGAATTGCAGGCCGTGCTCGGAGTGGCAAAAGACTCCGCCGAAATGACCGCACTACGCAAACAGGCGCGCCAGCTCGGTGACAATACCGCAGCCTCGGCGGATGATGCGGCCGGTGCACAGATAATCATCGCGAAAGCGGGTGGGGATGTTGATGCCATTCAGGCGGCAACGCCGGTCACGCTGAATATGGCGCTGGCGAACCGCCGCACGATGGAAGAAAACGCCGCCCTGCTGATGGGGATGAAATCCGCCTTTCAGCTTTCAAACGATAAGGTCGCTCATATCGGGGATGTTCTCTCCATGACGATGAACAAAACCGCCGCCGATTTTGACGGCATGAGCGATGCGCTGACCTATGCCGCACCTGTGGCAAAAAATGCCGGTGTCAGCATTGAAGAAACCGCCGCAATGGTCGGGGGGCTGCATGATGCAAAAATCACAGGCTCAATGGCGGGGACGGGAAGCCGTGCCGTGTTAAGCCGCCTGCAGGCACCGACGGGAAAAGCATGGGATGCACTCAAAGAGCTTGGAGTGAAAACCTCAGACAGCAAGGGAAACACCCGGCCAATATTTACCATTCTGAAAGAAATGCAGGCCAGTTTTGAGAAAAACCGGCTCGGTACTGCCCAGCAGGCTGAATACATGAAAACTATTTTCGGGGAGGAGGCCAGCTCAGCCGCCGCCGTGCTGATGACTGCCGCCTCAACCGGAAAGCTGGACAAACTGACCGCTGCGTTTAAAGCCTCAGACGGGAAGACCGCCGAGCTGGTAAATATCATGCAGGATAACCTCGGCGGTGACTTTAAGGAGTTTCAGTCCGCTTATGAGGCGGTGGGGACTGACCTGTTTGACCAACAGGAAGGCGCACTGCGTAATCTCACGCAGACGGCCACAAAGTATGTGTTAAAACTCGACGGCTGGATACAGAAAAACAAATCACTGGCGTCAACCATCGGCATCATTGTCGGTGGTGCACTGGCGCTGACTGGTGTCATCGGTGCCATTGGCCTCATAGCCTGGCCGGTTATCACCGGCATCAATGCCATCATCGCGGCAGCAGGCGCAATGGGGGCAATCTTCACGACGGTTGGTAGTGCCGTTATGACGGCCATCGGGGCGATTAGCTGGCCGGTTGTGGCCGTGGTGGCTGCCATTGTCGCCGGGGCGTTGCTTATCCGTAAATACTGGGAGCCTGTCAGCGCATTCTTTGGCGGTGTGGTGGAAGGGCTGAAAGCGGCCTTTGCGTCGGTGGGGGAACTGTTCACGCCACTGAAACCGATGTTTGACTGGCTGGGCGAAAAGTTACAGGCCGCGTGGCAGTGGTTTACAAACCTGATTGCTCCGGTTAAAGCCACCCAGGACACCCTGAACCGTTGCCGTGACACGGGCGTCATGTTCGGGCAGGCACTGGCTGACGCGCTGATGCTGCCGCTTAATGCGTTCAACAAACTGCGCAGCGGTATTGACTGGGTACTGGAAAAACTCGGTGTTATCAACAAAGAGTCAGACACACTTGACCAGACCGCCGCCAGAACTCATGCCGCCACGTATGGCACCGGTGGTTATATTCCGGCGACCAGCTCTTATGCAGGCTATCAGGCTTATCAGCCGGTCACGGCACCGGCTGGCCGCTCTTATGTGGACCAGAGTAAAAACGAATATCACATCAGCCTGACGGGTGGTACTGCGCCGGGGACACAGCTCGACCGCCAGTTACAGGATGCGCTCGAAAAATACGAGCGGGATAAACGTGCGCGCGCCCGTGCCAGCATGATGCATGACGGTTAAGGAGGTGACGAAAAATGATGCTCGCGTTAGGTATGTTTGTTTTTATGCGCCAGACGCTGCCACACCAGACCATGCAGCGTGAATCAGATTATCGCTGGCCGTCAAATTCCCGTATCGGTAAACGGGATGCCTTTCAGTTTCTCGGTGTTGGCGAGGAAAACATCACGCTTGCCGGTGTGCTTTATCCCGAACTGACCGGCGGAAAGCTGACGATGACCACGCTCAGGCTGATGGCAGAGGAAGGCCGGGCGTGGCCGTTGCTGGATGGCACCGGCATGATTTACGGCATGTATGTCATCAGCAGGGTGAGTGAAACAGGGAGTATTTTCTTTGCAGACGGCACACCCCGGAAAATTGATTTTACGCTGTCACTTACCCGCGTTGATGAATCACTGGCCGCGCTTTATGGCGATATCGGTAAACAGGCGGAATCGCTCATCGGTAAGGCGGGCAGTATGGCAACTAAATTCACGGGTATGACGGGGGCGGGATAATGCTGGATACGCTGACATTTGATGCAGGCAGTACGCTGACGCCGGATTACATGCTGATGCTCGACAGCAGAGATATTACCGGCAATATCAGTGACCGTCTGATGAGCATGACCCTGACGGATAACCGGGGCTTTGAGGCTGACCAGCTTGATATTGAACTGAACGATGCCGACGGGCAGGTCGGGCTGCCGGTTCGTGGCGCTGTCCTGACGGTGTATATCGGCTGGAAAGGTTTTGCCCTGGTATGCAAAGGGAAATTTACCGTTGATGAGGTTGAACACCGGGGCGCGCCGGATGTGGTCACCATCCGTGCCCGGAGTGCAGATTTTCGCGGGACGCTCAATTCCCGCCGGGAAGGCTCATGGCATGACACCACGCTCGGTGCGATTGTTGAGGCGATAGCCTCCCGTAACAGGCTGGAAGCCAGTGTCGCGCCGTCACTGGCAGGAATTAAAATCCCGCACATCGACCAGTCGCAGGAGTCTGATGCGAAATTCCTGACCCGTCTTGCTGAACGCAACGGCAGTGAGGTGTCGGTAAAAATGGGAAAACTGCTGTTTCTCAAAGCGGGGCAGGGGGTGACGGCCAGCGGTAAAAAAATCCCGCAGATTACCATCACCCGCAGCGACGGCGACCGTCATCATTTTGCGATTGCTGACCGTGGAGCCTATACCGGCGTAACGGCAAAGTGGTTACACACCAAAGACCCGAAGCCGCAAAAGCAGAAGGTAAAACTGAAACGCAAAAAGAAAGAAAAACACCTGCGCGCACTGGAGCACCCGAAAGCGAAACCGGTCAGGCAGAAGAAAGAGCCAAAAGTACCGGAAGCGCGCGAAGGTGAATATATGGCCGGTGAGGCTGACAATGTTTTTGCCCTGACCACGGTATATGCCACGAAAGCGCAGGCCATGCGCGCCGCTCAGGCGAAGTGGGATAAACTGCAACGGGGCGTTGCGGAGTTCTCCATCAGCCTGGCTACCGGTCGGGCAGATATTTACACGGAAACACCGGTTAAAGTGTCAGGCTTTAAGCGCGTCATAGACGAGCAGGACTGGACAATCACTAAGGTGACACATTTTCTGAATAATAGCGGCTTCACGACGTCCCTGGAGCTTGAGGTCAGGCTTTCTGATGTGGAGTACGAAACAGAAGATGATGAGTGATGTTTTTATTTTATCTGTTTGTTTTATAAGGATAATTTAACTAAAATGGCACCATCAACCAAACCGGAAGAGGTGCTCGCGATGTTTCATTGTCCTTTATGCCAGCATGCCGCACATGCGCGTACAAGCCGCTATATCACTGACACGACAAAAGAGCGTTATCATCAGTGCCAGAACGTGAATTGTAGTGCCACGTTCATCACTTATGAGTCGGTACAGCGATACATCGTCAAGCCGGGAGAAGTCCGCGCCGTAAGGCCGCACCCATTGCCGTCAGGGCAGCAAATTATGTGGATGTAA